TAATTATATTATTGCTGAGGCAAACAGAATCACTGCTGAAACTGAAGCGACCAAGGGTTTGTTAAAACGAGCTAATGAGGAAGCGAACACAGATCAACAAGTAGAAGCCCAACAAAAACTAGCGGCTTTAGCTGTTGAAGCCCAGCGCGTGCAAGCGTTGAACCAAAACAGAGCAGCCCAACAAGTATCTGCCCCGCCTCAGTATGAGCAAGACTTTTCAAAGCAAAACAATGCCCCTGTTCGACCAGACCCTAAAGCGGAAGCTTGGGCGGAAGGCAATCCTTGGTTCGGGGATGATAAAGCTATGACCATGACTTCCTTTGTAATTCACCAAGATTTACTTGGAGAAGGATTTGACGCAAACTCAAATGAATACTATAGTGAAGTAGATAAACGAATTAGAGATGAGTTTCCACATAAATTTGGGGACGCTCATCAAAATAATCGCCCCGCCCAAGCGGTAGCTCCTGCAAAGCGCAGTGCTAAAACTGGGCGCCGATCTGTGAGACTCACACCATCACAGGTAGCAATAGCAAAGAAACTGGGTGTGCCTTTAGATGAATATGCGAAATATGTTGATTAACGTGGAGACAACAATGCAAGATAAAAATAAAGTCGACGAAAGTCGCGAACCACGCGAAGCCCAAACTCGCGAAAAGAAAGCTACGAGAAAACAATGGGCTCCCCCATCCGCTTTGGATGCACCGAATCCTCCTGAAGGATACGTTCACCGTTGGGTAAGAATGGAAGTTAGAGGTCAAGACGATCAGAAGAACGTCATGGCTAGACTTCGTGAAGGCTGGGAACCTGTGAGAGCAGATGAACATCCTGATTTTGATTCTCCCGTAATGGATGAAGGAAAATTTCAAGGAGTAATTGGTGTTGGCGGACTGATACTGTGTCGGATGCCAGTCGAAACTATAGAAGAAAGGTCGACCTACTTTAGAAGTAAAGAACAAGGTCAAATGGACGCTGTAGATAACGATTTGATGAAAGACGGAGTACATCCTAGCATGTCAATTAGTAAACCTAATAGACAATCTCGCGTAACAATTGGCGGAACTCAAGGCTCTTCGAGCTAAGGGTTCTATAATATTAATCTTGATATAGAGGAAAGTTTGAATGGCAAATGTAGACAAAGCCTTTGGGCTTAGACCATACAAAGGTCTAAACACTGGTTCAGCTGTTCAGCAAGCAAACTCATACAGCATTGATCCATCAGGATACGGCACGGCCATCTACCAAGGTGATCTTGTTATATTCGCGGGTGGTTACATCAACAGAGCGGCAGCTGGTTCTGCCAACATTGTTGGTGTATTTTCACATGTGTATTATGTTGCAACTGACGGAACTCCTACCTTTAAGAATTACTATCCAGCCAGCACAACGGCACTAGGCGGAGGAGCTATAGACGTATTTGTCTATGACGACCCCAATCAGTTGTTTGTTGTTCAGGCAGATGGTGCTTCAGCTGTAACATGTATTGGCAGAAATGCTGACACAGACGGCATAGGTGGAAGTTCAACAACTGGCGTCTCCACACGCGAACTGGACTCTAGCACTATAAACACAACGCAAGCACTTCAGCTTAAAATCGTTGGTGTTGTTCAAGACGACAATAATGGCGATCTCGGAAGCAATAACGCTAATTTGGTAGTACAAATTAACGAACATGCTTACAGAGGTCCCGTTGCAGGTACATAGGAGTAATTAATGGCTATTTCAAGAGCACAATTGGTCAAAGAATTGCTTCCAGGCTTAAACGCATTATTCGGACTTGAGTACGATAGATATGACAGAGAACATGAAGAAATTTATGATGTCGAGTCAAGTGATCGTGCTTTCGAGGAAGAAGTAATGCTAACAGGCTTTGATAGCGCACCTGTCAAGTCAGAAGGAGCAGGAGTTGCATTTGATTCAGCGCAAGAAGCGTTTACATCAAGGTATACTCACGAAACGATAGCACTGGCGTTTTCAATTACGGAGGAAGCCGTCGAGGATAATCTTTATGACAGACTGTCAGCAAGATACACTCGCGCGCTAGCCCGAAGTATGGCAAACACGAAGCAAGTAAAATCAGCAGCTGTTTTAAATAGAGCTTTCAATACAAGTTACTTAGGCGGAGACGGTAAAGAACTTTGCGCAACGGATCACCCAACTGTGGGTGGTGCTAATTTGCGTAACGAACTTTCAACCGCAGCTGACCTGAATGAAACTTCATTGGAACAAGCTCTTATTGACATTGCAGCTTTTACTGACGAACGTGGACTGAAAGTAGCTCTTCAAGGAACGAAATTAATCATTCCTAAAGAACTACAATTCACTGCCGACAGATTGTTGGAAACACCTGGAAGAGTTGGTACGTCAGATAATGACATTAACGCTATGAAGAATATGGGCATGGTCCCAGAAGGCTACACAGTTAATCATTATCTTACTGACACTGACGCTTGGTTCATAAAGACTGATTGTCCGAACGGATTCAAAATGTTTGATCGTTCACCAATCAGAACTTCTATGGAAGCTGATTTTGACACTGGCAACGTGCGTTATAAGGCTAGAGAAAGATACTCGTTCGGGTGGTCTGACCCCCGTGCAGTATTCGGTAGCCCTGGAGCATAACCAAATATTGAAGTCGTAATACACTTTATCACTCAGTATTACAGAGAAGGGGGCCTCGGCTCCCTTTTTTCTTTCTTTTCTCCTCGTTTAGCAGTAGTATAAACCCTTACCTAGGATTTTATATTTACCTATCGACTGACCTAGCAGACAACGCCAAAAGACGATAGGGTTATTAAGGAGACTTAATTATGGCAAATTCAAGTTTTAGCGGACCAGTCAGGTCCAAAAACGGTTTTATAACTTACAGAGTTAATAGTACAACAGGAGCAGAGACTACCTATGGAACTAGAGAAGGTGGTGCGTACCAAATTGGTAGCACAACTGGAACAAGTTCAATACTAGGTTTTGCACCTACGGACTTTTTCACTGGTAAGGGATCTAACCCAGATTCAATTATCAACCCTTTTACAAGCGGTACCACTTCAGTAACAGACTCTTTAGGAAACGATATTCCTTTAGGCTCAATTCTTTACTACGGTGATAGAGTATTTAGATACGGTTTAGCAGGCGGTGTTGCATTAACAGCAGGAAAACTTGTTCAAACGGCTGTTGGAACAAAAGCTGATCATCAAGATTTAGCCCCAACCGCAGCAGTTGCAGCAGGTGAGTATGAGATTTCAGTAGAAACAGCAGGAACTGACCTTACTTTAAATCAGTATGCAGGTGGTTATCTTTATGTAAATGATGGTGCAGGCGAAGGACAATGTTTAAAAATTAAGTCTAATCCAGTACACGATCATTCGGATGATCCTTCAGTTGTAATAACCTGTCACGATGCTTTAGCTACAGCAGTAGCAACTTCATCTAAAGTTTCATTAATAACTGATCCTTGGTCCGCGGTTCTAGTTGCACCAGCAGCAGAAACAGGCGCAGTAATAGGTGTTCCAGTTGTTGATATGGCAGCTAGTGCTTATGGTTGGTTCCAAACTTATGGACCAGCAGCAGTATTAACTGTAGGAACTGTAGTGCTTGGGCATAATGTAGTGAGATCAGCAACCGTTGCAGGTGGCGTAGCCCCAGCAACAAGTGATATCCTAGATATCGTTGGTACAACTATGTTGGTTGATGTAACTACTGATTACTCGTTAATCAAACTTAATATATAAGTAGGAGTAACTTATGGCTGATGCAGTTACAAGTCAAAAACTTATAGACACTGACAGAAAGCTGGTTTATAAATTCACTAATATCTCCGATGGGTCAGGAGAAGCGTCTGTTGCTAAAATAGACGTCTCAGGACTTAATACCAATGATGAAGGCACGGCTTGTTCACGAGTTGTCCTTACGCAAATTTGGTATGACATCGGAGGTTTTAGGGTTGCTATTGAGTGGAACGCTTCAACAAATGTTGTTGCAGTTGTCCTTGGTGGAAGTGCCGCAGTAGGAGTCTCTTCGGGTTATTATGACTTTAGAGATTGGGGCGGTATTACCAATAATGCAGGTAGTGGTATAAATGGAGATGTTGATTTAACAACTCACGGACACACTGCTCACGACCATTACACAATAGTAGCGGAATTTAGAAAAAGCTATTAATTAGGAGCATAAAATGCCAGGACTAGGAAACAGAAGAAGAGCGATACAAGAAGGTCGAGATTGGACTAAAGAAGGCACCGGCTATATGGGCGGAGGCCCTGTTACAGGCTATAAAGGCGGTGGCAAGGTTAAAGCAGGAACTTCTAATTATAAGAAAAAAGACCGTAGGCCTTAATCATGGCGACTTCAAGCACAACGACATTCGACTTGAGTGTCGATGAGATTATTGAAGAAGCTTATGAACGTTGTGGTATTGAACTTCGTACAGGATATGATCTAGAAACAGCTCGAAGATCGCTAAATTTAATGATAGCGGAATGGGCTAATCGTGGGTTAAACCAGTGGTTAATAACTCAAAGCAGCTTTACTGTCACCGAAGGCACAAATTATGTTGATTTGGGCACAGACATTATTGATATTACTTCAGCCGTGGTCCAACGAGACGGAACAGACATTCAATTGCAAAGAATTAGTCGATCTGATTTCCTATACACCCCTAAAAAGACAAGTAAAGCACGCCCAACTCAGTTTTTTCTTGAACGACACATAACCCCAAGAATATATCTGTTTCCAACACCAGAGAACTCTACTGATGTGGTTTATTATTATGCTTTAACTAGGATGCAAGACGCTGGGGACTATACCAATAATATGGAAACTGTCTTTCGGTTCTTACCTTGTATGACAGCGGGACTAGCGTACTATATTGCTATGAAAAGGGCTCCAGAGAGGATGCAACTACTAAAACAGGTGTATGACGAAGAATTTGATAGAGCAGCGTTTGAAGACATTGATTCAGTAAGCTCTAGATTTATTCCTCCTAGAGTGGTGATATAATGGCTTTTTCTGCGGGCAAACGTGCTTGGGGAATTTGCGATATATCGGGTCAACGCTATAAACTTAAAGATATGAAAGTACAGTGGGACGGCCTTCGTGTTGGTCCCGATCAATTTAATACTAAACACCCACAATTAGACCCTTCTCGCGTGCAGACAGATCCAGAAGCCCTAAGAAACCCAAGACCAGACAGAACAGAACCCGTTGCGGAAGCATTACTGACAAACAACCCTTTTCTTTCAACTAGCGGAAGTGCGGTTATTAAAGTGTTTGAAGATGACCATGGTCGAAGTACGGGGGACAAAGTTCGCTTCAGAGGAGCGGAAGCATTTGACGGCTTTACTGTCGCAACACTAACGGACCCAGATTCTTATGCTATTACGAAAGTGGACGCTGACACCTATACTTTTTCAGCGGTTGCAGGAACAGGGACCACGGGGACAAGAGGCGGAGGAGTCTTTGTTTCGGTGGGTCAAGCACAAACTTTACTGCCTTTAAATCCTTTTAGAACAGAAGCCTCTGGAGCAAATGCGGTGATTCATGTGACCGAGTTTAAACACGTTAGGACCACAGGAGATACAGTTCGTTTTCGCAATACAGAAGCTTTTGACGGAATTACAACAACCGTGCTTGAAAACGAAAATGGGTATACAATAACCGTTGTGGACGCAAACGAATATAAATTTACTTCAACAGGGACTGCTACAACAGGTGATATTAGTGGTGGCGGTTGGATAGCAACAGCGGGGCCAACATCGTGAGTTTTACATACAGTGGACTAAAAACAGCTGTGCAGAATTATGTAGATAGTTCTGAAACAACTTTTGTCAATACTTTAGATACCTTTATACAACAAGCGGAAAACAGGATATTCAACACAATTGAGCTTAATGTTTTTCGTAAAAACGTTACAGGAACAGCTACTTCTGGGAACCAGTATTTAGCAACCCCCTCTGATTTTATTTCTCCTTTTAGTCTAGCTGTTTTAGACGGTGATAGTAAATACACTTATTTATTATTAAAGCACCCTAGTTTTATGCGGAACTACATACAAACCGCTTCAACAACAGGGTCCCCTAAATATTATGGACAGTTTGATGATGACACCTTTATTTTAGCGCCAACACCGAACGCTAACCTAACTTTTGAGCTACATTATCTTTACCAACCCGCATCATTGACTACCACTGGAGACAGTGGAACTACTTGGATTTCAAAAAACACCCCTGATTTACTTTTATATGGAACTCTAGCTGAAGCAAGTATTTTTTTAAAACAAGACCCTAATGAAACAGCTATGTTTGAAGGGCGCTTCCAAGAGAATCTTGTCCGGGCTAAAAACTTAATGGAAAGTAGGTCAACCAAAGATGAAAACCGTTTCGACAAACAACGTGGAGTTGTAGCAGCACAATAATAAATGCTTGAAGAAAAACTCAAGGGCAAAAAGATCGCTATTGTCGCTATGGGCAAAAGCCAGTTGGACTATCATTTATCCATTAGTCACAGCCAAGAATACGACGAAGTTTGGGCGATTGGTTCAATGTGTGCTGTTGTTAAGGCTGATAGGGCTTTCATTATGGACCCAGCAACACGCTTTTTTGAGACGTTTGACGCTGGTCCACAGACCCATGTTATGCGCAAAACCTTACCCAGATTGGATATTCCGATCTATTCTTGCATCACAGATCATCGCGTTCCAGGAATAATACCCTACCCTTTAGAAGAGGTGATAAAGGCAACTGGATGCTCTTATTTTAACAACTCCATTGCCTATGCTATAGCCTTTGCTTTATACCATCGGGTTGGAGCAATAAATATATTTGGTGCAGATTTTACTTATAAAACGAATGTGCATTTTGGCGAGATGGGCAGAGCCTGCTGTGAGTTTTGGTTATCTAAGTGTATAAGCAAAAACATAGTTGTCTCAGTTGCACCCACCTCTTCCTTGTTAGATACTAATGTAGCCATAGAAGAAAAGTTATATGGATATCATAGATTGGAAAACCCACCTGTGGTATATTTAGAACAAGGCGAGTTAAGTGTTGGAAAACTTTCAGATGTTTTGGAGGAAAAAGTTCCTTCGGGCGTGTCTGGGAGAAAGGACATTGGACCGCCAGAACCAGAGAAATATTGATGGAAACTGATTCATTTACAATCTCCATAGGAAACCTTGGAGTAAAGACAACACATGGTAGAGGCCATACAGTAGAAGAAGTTGCTGAAATGGCTACTAACAGGTTGATTTCGGTGGCAGACACAGCCCCTGACCAACTCAAGGCGCAAGCCCATGCTTTTAAAAATGTGTGTCATCAGGTCATTGTTTATTATATGCAAGAGGCAGTTAAAAACCACATGTGTACGATAGGCAATCAATTAGAACAGCAAGGTCATAAAGATCTTGCTAATATTATTAGGAGGCTATAATGGCTATAACACAGGCAATGTGTACTTCTTTTAAGAAAGAACTCTTAGAAGCAAAGCACGATTTTTTACTTTCAGGAGGAGACACCTTCAAGTTAGCCTTGTATACCAGTTCAGCTACTATGAGTGCATCCACAACTGCTTACACAACTACAGCAGAAGTAAGTGGAACAAACTACACCGCGAAAGGTGGAACTTTAACCAGAATCGACCCGACTACATCAGGCACTACTGCATTTACTGATTTTGCTGATCTAACTTTTGGTACAGCAACAGTCACTGCAAGAGGGTGTATGATTTTCAATGACACAGCTACTGGTGATCCAGCAGTTGCGGTTTTTGATTTTGGTGGAGACAAGACAAGT